AACGCAAAATGGCGTTGCTTCATTCGCATCTTTCCGTGAACCTGCTTGGCATGGTCTAGGCACAGTATTCACAGAAGAAAAAAATACAGCAGAAATGCTTGTTGCTGCTAATCTAAATAATTGGAATGTTAGATTAGAAGACTTAGAAATTCCAAATCATCTTACATCAGATAAATCTTATCAATATGTTGTAAGAACTAACCCTACTGATAATACTCAGACAGATGTTCTTGGTGTTGTTGGACAGCGTTATGTTCCTGTTCAGAATGAGGAACTATTCGCTTTTGGTGATAACATTCTTGATGGTGGTGGTCGTTGGGAAACAGCAGGCTCTATTCGTGGTGGTCGTGTTGTATTTGGCTCTCTCGCTCTTGAGCGTGAAACAATTCTTGACCCTAATGGTGTAGCAGATAAAGTAAAGACTTATCTTCTAATCAATACATCACATGATGGCTCTATTGCTATTCAAGCGTCTATTACACCTGTTCGTGTTGTATGCGCTAACACTCTTGCTGTTGCGTTAGGTCGCACTAGTAAAAAGAATGGTATCAAGCAATCTTTCAAAATTCGTCATACCCAATCTGCTGATGGCAAAATTCAAATTGCTCGTACAGCACTTGGTCTTGCTAATGCTTACATGGACGAATTTGACAAGATGGCACACGCAATGATTGCTAAGGAAATCACAGCACAACAATTCAATGATATTGTTCTTGCTGCTTATCCTAAGCCTGATGCTGATAAGAAACTTGCCACAACAAAGTGGACTAACAAGATTGACCTTATCAATGACATCTACACAGGCGAATATAACGGCATGATTGCTGGTAACGCTTGGGGTGCTTTCAATGCGCTAACTGAACGCCTTGATTGGTATCGTTCATCTCGTGGTGGCAATAACGAAAGTATTCTTGCTGCTGCTTCTGGTTTTGACCCTGCTATCAACGCAGAAAAAAATCGTTTGCTAAATGTTGTTCGCAACACTTTAGAATTAGTATAAACTAATTCAACTCCTGAGCAAGAGTATAAACTGCTCAATTTTTATTTTGCAATTTGCAGATCATAAAAAATTTTGAAAAAAGGGGCCGAACTCACTAAAAATATCATAGATTAGTTTCATTAAGATGACTTGTTTTTTTCCCCAAAATTTGCTAGAATAGTATAAACCCACAGAAAGGAAATTATGTTAGGATATACAGCAGAACAAGTAGAGAAGATGGCTACTACACTAAACTATTCTCTTCATCATCATATTAAAGATACCATGTTTGCTGATGAAGATAAACAAATACTAAGACAATTAGAGGACCTATTATGGGGCCTACTGGCAGAAGGACGTGTATGAAAATAAGAGTACATATATCTAGAGAGTTTGATACTGATGAGTGGAAGGATGAGGATTCTTTCTACCCGTCAGATCTAGATCCTGAGACTGAGATTAAATACGCTATTAACATGTTTGCAGAAGATATTGATTATCTTGTTAAATATAATGAGGTTGCAGAAGCAGCAAGCGTAGAGATTCTGTGACGCATATCACATTAAGAGAACTTGACATAATTCCCCAAATCTGGGAAAATTGAATTACGAACTCAACAGAAAGGACCCCAAATGCCCAACTGGGTATATAACTCTCTTACTATAGAGGGTGATTCTGCACTTATTGCAGATGTAAAGCGACTACTAAACAGACCATTTGTTCAGAATCATGACAACTGGAATTCTGAAACACGTGAAATGGAAGTAAAGGATTTTACATATAGTAATCCTGTGTTTGCATTTCATAATATTTACAATCATAGACAAGCAGGTGTTAGTGATGAGGACTATATCAAACAACCTGATTACAGCAAATCTCCACTAGATTTCTCAGGCAACAACTGGTATGACTGGAATGTAACAAATTGGGGTACCAAATGGGATGTTGCTGTAGTAGACGGTGAGAAGTACTCTGATACAGAACTAATGGAGGAGAGTGCTACATCTCTTGCATACCGTTTCAATACTGCATGGTCACCACCATTGCCTGCTATTGTAAAACTATCAGAACAATATCCAACTCTAAATATTAGTTTATCTTATGAAGAAGAGACTGGTTGGGGTGGAGAAACAGAGTTGCTTGCTGGAAAAATTACATCTGATAAAAACTATGAAAGCCAATGCCGTGACTGTGATTCATATGACACCATGGAATATTGTGACAATGACTGTGGAGAAATCTGCTCTAACTGTAATTGGCTTGGCGAGGCAGACTTAGATATAGTTGCAGATTGTGACATCCATAAAGTATACTTGGACGAAGAACATGTACCTGACTACAGAATGGACGAAGTAAATGCTTGAGTATATAAAGAACTATCTTCAACTACATATGCAATCTTTGAATCAGGACCTAGAAAAGTTATCTGAACAAATGGAAGCACTGGACCCTGCTTCAAAAGATTTTACTGAACTAGATTTTGAATATAACTTTGTCAGTGGACAAGCAAGTGGTATTAGCCATATTATTGCTGTAATAATGGAGAAGGAGGAAGAAAATGGAACTAACTGATAATATACAAAAGGCAATTGAACTAGGTTCCTCTGGCCTTGATATTATGCACGGTGAACTAAAATGGCTAATGCTTGAAGCACAGGAGCAATTAGAACTAGCACAAGAGGCTGAAGACAAATCAGGTGAGGCCATGGATTCCATGGACCGTACATACTGGCAGGGACAGTTAGACGCTCTATCACATCTATATGAACTAAGTTATGATTTATCATTTGCTATAGCAGAAAGGGATGACAATGCCACAATATAATATCGAAGTAATACACGAGCCCTCTGGCAGTTACATGAATTTTGTTGTAGATTCAGAGGCTGCTGAGGACGAGGTTTGGAATGAAGTTCTTTCAGATCTATCCGTAGTTGCTTTTGAGGAGGTATGATGTACGAGCAGTTGACATTAGACCTAGAATTTGATATCATGGAAGAAAACCCTACTACCGAAAGGACCCTATAATGGGAGCACGTTGTACATTCGTATTTAAACAATCAGAGGACCAGGCAGTGGCCTTATATAGCCACTATGGTGAATACTCTATGTACCAGGACCTAGCAGCAGCCTTGCAGCATGCAATGCCACGTATTGAAATGGCTGATATCCCCTATGCGACTCGTATGGCTATTAGTTATTTGATTCAGGATAATATTCTTGATGAGACTGGCTTTGGTATATTCGCAATAAATAGTCCAGATAATACTAGTGGCTTCGACCATCCAATATTAATTGACTTAACTAATAATACTATTATAGATGATACGGGTAGCCACCCTATTGATGAATTTATTTCATATCATAGTCTTGTGACGACGGTCACTCAATAAAGGGAGGGCTTGGGTTCCCCTCCTACTGGGGACGCAGGGTTTTCTTAGTTACTTGCGTCCCCATCAATTTTTTGATATAATAGGCTTGAAGCGTAAGTAATTCTAATGCCTATGGTATGGTCTAATACTTGCGCTTCTTTGTTTTTTTTGGTACAATGAAAGGTAATGATGATACGACGACACAGACTTACAGAAGAGGAAAAAGTCGCAATGAAAATTGCTAACCTCGTATGTGACTTGAGGACTGACTTAGAACAGGTTGGCGTGTACTATGCCCAACTTGCTCCTTTGGTTGCCTATAATCGTCTACAAGTAATTGCTGAAAGTGCGAAGGCACAGAAGGAGAACATATATGACGGAACAAACCAATACACCCTATTCTGATATTTGTAATATTCTAGGGGATCTCTGGCTAAACTATAAACAAGATGAAGAGTTTGCAGACTTCACAGAATATAATGATATTGGACTGCCACTAGCATTTTCTATCTCAGAAGGTATTATTCCTAATGCACCAATGGCAGAACAGTATATCAGGGAAACTTGGAAATTGTTTTTAGAGGGTTTGAAAATCCAGGACACTGGATACAAATCACTTGACGAAATTTTAGGTTTGTGATATAGGGCCCTGCGGGGCCGAAGCATCTTGTTATCAAACCACCATATTACGATCCGATGATATTTTTCCCAGATTTTGGGATTACGAAGGTTTGATAAAAAATCCCAGATTATACCAAACCTCCATATGGTTTGTCAAACATGAAACATGTGGTTCAAACCATGTTATAATTGTTTTATGAGTCCTCATAACCATGCAAGATTTAATGGATCAAACATTCATTCAATTCATTCATATCATAATGGTCAAAATGAATTAGCAATAGCATTTGGTAATGGTGTATCTCGTATTAGAAGGTTTGTATATAAGTATAGTGGTTTGGAACTCTTCTATACCCGCCGCATTTTTAAGCGGGGGATTACGAACGCCGCTTTGCACCCCGCTCAAAAGGCAAACGATAAAGATTAATTCCAGGCGGGAATTGGGACGGTATAGAAAACATTACAATCATCCCCTATATAACCATAACAAACCATATTTCCTGATTTTAAAACTTTTTAAAAGATTTTTAAATAAAAGATTACGATAACAAACATTATTTCCTGATTTTCTGCATTTTTGAGCAAAAATCCCTATAGTCATACTTGACAAACCACATGTTTGGGTATATAATACCCACTTTGTGGCTATGTCAATTTGACAGATATGGTGGTTTGGTATATAATCCAAAGCCCTGATATGGGGATATGAAGGTTTGGGGATAGGTGGTTTGGCAGCGACATTACGAAGCCCCCTCTTAAAAGTGCTCCATTACCCACTATCCTCCACTTTGCTCCACTTTAACCCTATCTAAAAATATCATCAGTAAGATTTATCTGTGGATAACTTGTGGATAACTTACTGCTATAATAGACTAATGGCAACTATTTGTGACATAGATGACACCCTATTACGAAACGGTACACAACCAATTAAAAAAGTAATAGACTATGTAAACGCCCTTCCAGGTGCTTTAATCCTAGTCACAGGTAGAAATGTCTCTGAGCGTAAATCCACTATCAAAGCATTAAAAGATGCAGGGGTAAAATATAATCGACTTATTATGAATCCAGGATCATCATCTGAAACAGAAGATTTTAAGTATAAGGTTGGAGTTAGACTTAGGGGTTCTGTCAATTTGGCTATAGATAATAATGCTACTATGAGAAAAGCCTATGAGAAGGCTGGTATTAAAACAATGAATCCAGCAGATATCCCATCTATGAATAAGTTTTGGGAGATTTGGTAACGCCACAGAAACTATGTTCACTGATGCACTATCTCTAGCATACTTTTTAAGACTTCAAACAGAATTAAAACCAACCATCTCAATTGAGGTAGGTGCATTTGATGCAGACTTTTCTATTGAAATGGCTAATGCTGGACGCAGAGGATTTATCTGTAAGGCATATGCATTTGAGGGATCAAAGCCAATATTCGAACGGTATAAAGACATACTAGAACAACAAAATGTTACCTATATAAACAAAATAATAACAGATTACGAAGGAACTGCTGAATTCCTATATGATTCTAATAGTGATATTTTTGTAGGACATAATGGTATCAAGACAGGTAGGTTTGATATCAAACAGTCAGAAGTCACAGAATGCACAACTCTCGATCTATACTTTAGAGATTTAAAGGATGAGAATATTGCTCTGTGGATAGACTGCGAAGGTGCAAATCGTGAGGTATTGACTGGAGCAACCAGAATATTATCCATGTGCTCATCTATCTACATAGAGGTAGAACAAGAACAATTATGGCAAGATGCATGGCTCATAGATGATGTAGTTAGATTTTTATCTGATATGGGATTTGTTCTTAAAAAATCTTATCAATATAGCCATAACCAGTCAAACCTAGTATTTACAAGAGACTAATAATTTTGGGACGGTATATGTGAGGCATAAACACTTTCTATAGCCTTATCGACCATACGTATCAAACCACTCTTCTTGACCTTCTTAGCACTAAATGTCTCCGTATATCCATTTTGAGGCATATCTGACTTATCTAGGAAATGTCCGTATTTCTTAGTTAGTGTTTGTACTACTAGGGATTCTATGGTTCTTGCCTTATCCCGCTCAAAAAAATGCCAATAGGCTACAAGTTTCCATCCCTTGGTCCTATGGCTTGCGATCCTTTTTCCTGAGATATCTGATATACCTATTTTGATAGCCTCAAGTTCAGGTTGATAGATTATGTAAAGTAAGGCTTGATCCATACAAACATTATATGGGGTATAATTGACATATGAACGAAAAAAAGGTAGAAGTTAGTATCAAAGTCCTAAAGTGGATATGTCTTAGTTTGGTACTAGTTGTTATTGTTGCAGGCATACTAGGCTAATAACCCATAGTGCACCGTTAGGTGCATAGGGGGGTTTATATCCTGTTTTGCGCCGAACTTTTAAAATTTTTATTAGGAGTATTTGTATGACACAATATTGCAGACATGTGTACGAAGAGCCCAATTCTAATATTTGTGAATATTGTGGCAAAGACACACATAAAACTGATTGGGCATATCAGGCAGAACTACATAAAGAGTGGATATCATCAGGGAAGGCTAAGTTCGAGGGCTGGTGGTCTATTTAGTGTCAAAATTAGTTGTTGGTCATGCATATGTTTTGGGCTCTTTTCCAAGATCTGGAACAAACTATTTTGAAAAGGCATGGAAACAAAAAACAGGGAAAAAAATAGTTGTTTTTAGATTGTCTAAGTATATAGAAGTTTTGTCCAAACAAGAGGGGCTTGAGATTATATCAACAATCAGAGAGCCACTCTCATCTCTAGTATCAAGAACAATGATCTATTTACATGAGGATGCCCAACAACCAATTGAGCAAACAATAAATAAGTCAGTGATAGACTATATAAATATATATAAGGCAATTATTGATGGCTCTCATCATATTATAGACATATCCAAATTTGACCATTTAGATTATATAATTGACGATATTACAAAAAAAGAAAATAAAAAAATAGATAAAAATAAAATTAATGAAGAATTAGGCAGTATGGACAGATATTCCAGGACTTTTATTGGGCATGAAGAATATCAAAAAATATTAGGTTGGGTAACGGAGTATGATCTAACTGAATGCAAAGATCTTTATTGGAAAGCATACTCCTTATCAAAATATAAAGATTTATAGTTTGTGTTATAATTTATGATTATGGAAACTCAAAATAAGGTAAAATGCACGTTCTGCGATAAAGATGCAGAATTCACTCAGCCAGAAAAGCAGACTGGTAAAATTATTGACGTCTGCAAAACACACTTTACCTTTATGTATATGGGTTAGTTTAAACATATATAGTAGTTTAATTGATTACTTGACTACATACTTATCTCTGCTATAATGGTTAGAAATGATGATCTTATTACCAACCTACCCTCGCTGTGGCAGCCACTTTTTAGCAGAATATTTTTTACAAACAACTGGCGTGGTTTTAAATAAAACTCACTATCCAATTACCAACAACTATGACTATAGGGTAAGCATAATACGTGACCCAAGAGATTCTATTATTTCTAGACTAACTATGCAGGTTCACTTTGAAGAGTCTAAAACAATGGATGAATATTTAGAAATATGTAAGAAGGAATATATCATATTTTATAAATATATAATTGAAAAAGTAGATATAGTTTTTGAATATTCTCAGTTAAATGATATAGACCTAGTTGTTAATCATATATGTAAAATAACTGGTGTAAAAAGAAACGATAAAGAGTTTTTAGATAATATAGTTGATTTACCACAAATTGGATTTTTGAAAACATCAACTATTTCAGACAAATACGAATATTGCAAAAAATATATGGAGGATAAAGATTTGACAGAATTATACGAAATTTATGAAGAAGCCAAAAAGTTGGTTCCAGATCTAAACAACAAAATAAACTTTCAGTCTGAGTCTAAAAAAAGCGGTGACGAGTTTGAAGAAAAAGTTTTATTAGATTTAATTGATCGTGGATTTAATCCTATAGAAAGAAATTATCACTTTAAAGATGCTGGTGTTGAGGTAGATTTCAGAGCGCATAACACAAAAAGATTTGAATATGTAGAGGCAAAAGGTGGAAAAGAGGGGGACGCAAAACGTCCAGGGGCACAAAGAACAGATAATGTTAAAAAGGCTATTGCAAACGGTGCATTAATAAAAACATATAACACGCTTTACTATGTGGTATATTTTAGTGCAAGACCAGAGCCAGGAAGTTATTCTGATAAAATGATTAATTTAGCACTTAAACATAAGATTATAGATGAAGTAAGATATTTATAGTACGCCATATTGACAAAATAGAAGAACTTTGCTACAATTGTTATATGAGTAACAAGGTTGTAATTTGTCAAATTTGCAATAAAGAGGTAGAGGTACGCTGGGGAATATTTGCTCACGATACCCTTTCTAGACATATGAAGGAGCATAAATGAAAGAATATGGATTTAGAGATCCAGATGATGATAACTACGAAATTACTGTTCCATCATATGTGGTAAGGGATATTATTATTTCTTATTTACAAAAAACATATTATTGGTCTGTTGCTGTAACCTGTTTTATTATTGGAACATTGTTTGGTATTTTGATTTCAAAATGAAGACTACATTTATGTATAAAATTGTCAATTTATTGTTTAAATGGGAAAATCTAAGAAAATTTATATTTGCTGAAGTAGATTATTATAATTCTATTTCACGAATCCTTGCAGATCCAGAGGAAATGAAAACTGCATCTGTTATTTGGTGTGAAAGTGATGGGTGGCGTGGCTGGCATATAAAAGATGATGGCAAATATTATTTTCATGATCTGCCAGAAAAAAGTTTATCAGATGTATTTGATATAATTTATTATAAAGAAGAGGAGAAACAGTATGCCATGTAGTTGTGGTTTTTCAACAGAGTACCCTGAATGTAATGGTACACACAAAATTGTAAAAAAGGTTCGTGATCAAATAGTTAAAGATATTGAAGCAATTAACTTATCAGAGGGTAGCAATGTAAGCCTTAATGCTCTTGGTATGAAAATGCTTGCTATAGAGATTGCTAGTGGTAAAAAGAAATGAATAATGCACTAGTATATTCAATGCACGTAGATGAGGGTGACGTGGCAAGCAACTACAGTTTTGAACAACTTAAACTATCTGTATCAACATTACGAAAATACAATAAAGACCTTAAAGTATTGGTATACATTTCTCCAAAGGGAATTCTTGGAACAAATAAATTTAAAATTGATAATACAAATTTAGAATTTGTTGAGTACAATGCAGACTATGATAAAAGACTTAACAATAGAATTTATTCTATTTGGACAAGTCATAAGTGGGCGAATACTTTTCATGCACTTAGAACTGGCAAATTTGATAATGTAATATACATGGATAGTGACACTATTTTTCAAAAAGATCCAGCATATTTATTTGAAAAATATGGTAATACTAAAACTATTTACGGTAAAAAAGATGTTTCTGATACGTGGCTTAAAGTTTTTAATGTTAGAAATGGTGGCATGAATGATGGTGTATTTTTAATCAGCAAGAAGGCATTGAAATATGAAAAAGGATTATTAGAGCACAGAGTTCAATATGTATATGATCTTCAGGAAAAGTTTAAGGATGAAACAGATCCAAATATAGCAGTAACTGGTGTGCAGTGGGTGGCTTGTCAATATGCTATGTCAGAGTATATGCTTGATCAAAACAATCCTATTAAGTTTTTTGACGATGAAGATGTATATGTTGTCGGATGGCTACCAACATTTAAAGACCTATCTTTTGAAGAAAAAACAAAAATGTGTGTGATTCATTATCTAAGTTATAATATGTGGTATTTTGCTCCAAACGCCTTTAAGGTCTATGAAAAGGCTAGGGGTCGTGGCTAATAGTGCCTGGGTTTGCCCCTGTAATGGCTGTAAAAAGGCTCAGAAGGTCATTATAGACCAGATCATTGAAGAGTATAGGTCTTGCCCCAATATGGTTGAACTTGAGGAAAGACTATACTGTTATACATGGTGGAAACACGACGACTGTGTAAGAATAATGAATCTTCTTAATAGTATTACTAAGGATGATAAATATTCTATACCGCCAATCAGAATGGAAGTCAGAGATGCGATTGCTAAAATGATCAATGACCCTAATACTGCTGAGATATTACGAAGACTTGAAGATAATGGTATTTGACAAATGACATTTGTATGTTCTATAATTGTAATATGGTTAAGTTAGAAAAAAATAAAGCAACTGGTATGTGGAGATATTTAGACACCAAAACAAATTTATACTCTTCAAAGGAATGGCCTGAAAGAAAGATGGCATGGAAAATGGCCTGTATTTATTTTGATTTAATGTATAAAAAATAATTAAATAGGGAGCAGTAGCCAAGTTGGTCAAGGCCCCGAACTCATAATTCGGCTATCGTAGGTTCAAGTCCTACCTGGTGTACTTTACAAAATACTTATGAAAGGATATAATTATTATATGAAACTGTTTGGACCACGACTATGACACAGAATGAATCTTCTATGTATCTTGCCGTAATAAAAGATTTAAACAAGTTGATACGAAAGCAAGCAAAGGCAATAGACGCATTAATGGAATTGCATAAACTAGACCGATGGAGTGAAGAATGTAAGCATTGTGATAATGGTTCTTACCCTTGCGAGACTATTCAGGCTATTGAGAAGGAGTTGGGATGAGTGCAGATAATTATTATTTAGTTAGAAAGCACCCAGCAGGTGGGTTTACATATGTAATGGGATTTGCTTCAGATGTAGATGATGATGGGTATGAAATAATTCCAGAGGCTACCCTTTCCGATCCCCGCTTTGATACTAAAAAAGATGCTATGAATGCATGCATGCATGAGTATGCAGAGTATGGACATGATTACCACTGGGAGACATGCGATAACCATAATGTAGAACTTTGGCTGTGTGATACCTGTGGTGACTGTGATGAGTATTGTAAAGAATGTGATTATTTTAAGGGGCACTTATAATGAAACTAAATATTGACTATAATATTAAAGATGGGCAAAGAGCCATTATTAGTACCAATGATGATGTACACGGATGTAGGACTTTAATCTTACCGTCGCATCTTGCTATTGAAATTTATGAGGCATTAACAGAAGAATGGACTATGTAATGAGTAGAGGATATGCAGAAGGACTTACATTAAAACTAATTAATGAATATGCAGGCAATATGGAAGATGCTTTAATTAGAAAAACATTACGTAGTATTGAAATTACCCTTCGCAAACAAATCGCACAGCAAATGAGAGAAGAATTTCCTCATCCATCTGAAGAAGCAAAGGCTTGGGCATACGCTTATGCTGAACTAATTGAAAAGGTTCCTAATTAATGCCTATTCACATTCCAATTTATGTTAATGATAAACTAATTAAAACTTATCATATTGGAAGAGTTTCAGGAGACACAGACCCAGAATCAATCAACACTTATTTAATTGTAGAAGATGACTTTCCCTGGGAGACTGGTCAAATGTTTAGTCACAGGTACGGAGATAGCATAGAAACTTGCGTAACCAAGGGTCTTAGTGCTATTATGTATAAATGAGACTATTTGTTAATATAGATGACATTACTTGGCAGTGTGGTGACTGTGGAAATGTGTACGATTTAGCAGTTAATCATTGTCCTAATTTTATATTGGATAAAGCATTATTGGAGCAAGGAATGCTAAATTTAAATTATGATAACCCTGCAAAAAATAAAAAAGGTAAAAAGAAATGAGCAAAAATAAAAATAAGCGACCAGAGTATATCATCAAGGTTGATCGTGACTGGAGATACGGTAGACATGCCAGATTCTGGGAGATTCAGAGGTGGTACGGTACAGATGAAAAAGGATATTGGTCAAGTGCATGTAGAGGCGGTTTAGCATATACTGAATGGGGTATGAGGCTGGCCATTAAAAGAAAATTAAAGAAGATGAAGATTGGTAATGCAACTAATCATTTTGATTTAAATTGGAATAAAATACAGGAGCCAAAGTGACACTTGAAGAAGAGATTATTCAACTAACTGCTAAGTGGTATAAATATGTTGGTATGGACCATCATAAAGACCGTGATTGTCACTGGTATATAACAAAGACTTATTCATATGGACAAGAACCATACTGGGTGGCAAGTCATCATGGATACCGTTCTGAAGTCTGGTACAGCCCTAAGTGTGATACTGAGGAGTTGGCAGAAACTCTTTTGCGTGATAAACTTAAAAAATTGGTAGAAGAGGCTATTTGGTATTTAAAGCGGGATCTTGATGATCAAGATGCTCTTGACTGGATGGTTAAAACAAAAGAACAAGTAGAGCAAATGATTAAGGAATTAGAAACAAATAAATAAAATATTATTTAAATTGAGCATCTGTAACTCAGTTGGTTAGAGTACCTGCCTTATATGCAGAGAGCCGAAGGTTCGAGTCCTTCCAGATGTACAAAGCCCTTGTAGCCCAGTGGTAGAGGCACACGACTTAAAATCGTGCAAGCGTTGGTTCGAATCCAACCAGGGGCACTAAACCCCTGTAACTCAGTGGATAGAGTAGCGGACTTCTAATCCGTTTGTCGTTGGTTCAAATCCAATCAGGGGTGCTATAATTTAATAATTGATCTGTAGTTCAGTTGGTAGAACACTCGACTGTTAATCGAGATGTCGCAGGATCGAGACCTGCCAGATCAGCGAGGTCCGTTAGTTCAGTTGGTTAGAACGCTACCCTGTCACGGTAGAGGTCACGAGTTCAAGTCTCGTACGGATCGCCAAGTCTCCATGGTCTAG